TGGTTATTGCCATCACAACAAGGAGGACAGAATATTCTTAAATCCAATCAGAGATTGAACCCGTTCTAGCATGTTTCTTTTTGCTGATGCAAGGTGCATCAACCAGAAAGAGACTATACTTCTGCGTATCAATGCGAGAAGTACAGCATGGCTTCTTCTTCTGTTTTTGGATTATTCTACCATTCTTAAGCCGAATCTTCATGTTACGAATTGTATCCCAGCGTAAATCTTGCTGGGGTATTTCGTGATAGAAGGAGAAATCAGTATCCCACCAGTTAAGGTCGTCTACCTTATCATCCATCCTACCTGAAAGACTCTGCCAATAATACGGCCGAACATCCCGCACTACACGTCTCTCACTTGTTCGCCTCAAATACTTGAACTTATACCATCGACTACCAGAGCTAAATGTAACTTTAACTGGCTCCCAGCATGCGGTTGCATCTGGAATGGTTGACGGGTCAAGCACTTTTATTCCTGATTCATCAGGGAATCGAGGTGGAACACGTAAAAGCGGCCCACGGCTTGCTATCGAAAGTTCTGATATCAAATACCGAAGGGTCCAGGTCAGCTCGCATGAGTCCCAGCGCCGTGTTAAGGCGTTGTAGACTTTGTATAACCATGCGCAGTATTGACTAGGTGTAGCAGAATAGATGGCGTCAGGCAAGAAAGCTGGACGCACATCAGCCCCGTAGTAATAATCAGCACCACAGGATTCGCGGAAGTGAGCATTAACATAGGTTTTATCCTTGTTAATTTTTAAGCCTAGTTCTGGAAAGATACTAGACACGTACTTGTGTAATTTAGAGGGATATATTAAATCGTCCCCATAAACTGAATACACAAGCCGCTTACCGCGAATGTTCGCCAAATTCCCGATAGCCTTGATTAATGAATAAAATACCAAGGTTTCGACTGGGAACGTCAAGCCATTACCCATTGGTAAAACAGACGCCGTGTAACATTGGCGTCCTCCAATGCGTATCTGTCGGATAAAAGTCTTTCTTATCGCGACATACCACTTACGTGGGAAAATGGCATTGAGCAATTCACTTATTAGTGAATCAGAAGCTGCACTTAAGTCCATAGTAGCATGACTCCTAGTTAGGGAGTAGCATCCTATGAGTCTACGGTGCCGGTGTTGCTGCTTTTTGATATTAATACCAATAGCAGAATACGCCAACTTCTCTACGATCTGATCACCGACCCCATAGCTGTAAGCCAAGGCTATGAGCGTAAGGGGGGTGATACCACGATCGATTTCCCAGGATTTGGGAACCTCAACTAGATTGAGGTAGTCGTGTATCAGTTCTTTCGCTGTAGTTTTCTTAAGCAGCGTTTTAAGAATTTCGGATAAAAGAGGATCAGTTTTCAGATACTCTTTGAACCATGTGATACACTCTGAAGAACTTGTAAACGCCCTTACATTGGTCAACTTGTGATCAATATATGCAAGGGACAACGGGCATCCAATGGAGCTCTTCTTTCCGAACTTGACAGCTTCGAACGTCCAGTTTGGGTCGTAATCCCCCAAGATGCTTTTCACAATCTTACGCGCTTCTTGTAGAACAAGATGCGTAGTTTGCTTTCGCACCCTACACTGACATATGCGTACCTGATTCTTTAGGTAAGCATTCTGGGTTCTCATAGAGAGTTCCTCATCAGTGTAGATGTCATTCTTGAATCTGTATTTCTTGTAGAGTTTTGCTAGCTGATAATACCGTTTGAAACGGCTTATTGACACATGTCCAAGCTCAGGGAATTGATACATCCGAAAGCTTGATATGCCACCTGCAATCGCTGCAGTAGCTTTGTGCGCAAAATCACGGCCTTCTACAAGACGGAAATCCCTCACTAACATGCCGAAGATATTCTTTGCGGCATGGTCGGTGTCATATCTGACACCTAACTGCTTCTTGCTTTTTGTCATGGTTATCACCAGTGATAAAGTTGGGAAAGCCTAGTCTCGAACGGTTCCGTAAGTATAGAAATCGTCGAGCTCTGAATCCATGATGTGCTGGACTGCTTGTAGCTTGAGCTCTAAAAGCTCAGCAGCCGTCATCTCCGGGTCAATCTCAAAAGAGACCCGAGCGAGCGGATAACAGACAGTATCATCGGATAGAGTTTTAGGGCGAACGTGAATAAAATCACGGCGGCCTTTAACAGCTTTTCCATTTGCATAGCTTGCAGCCTTTGACTTAAAAGTCGAATGAGGGCGAAGTAATGAAGTTGATACTGATGTATCAACAACGTGGATCCCGTTAGGGATTTCGGCAGCGTCATCTTTCATGACGATGCTAGAACCTCCAGTGACAGATATTCCTGTGGCACCAGACAGTAAAGTAATTCCATTTATCATGGCATTTACCTCTTCATTGATCGTAATCTCTTAGCGATCGGTTGATAAATTAATGCAAGTAAATCGAGTTCTCGATACAAATCGAGAGGATTTAATTGCGTAAATTGGGGTACTAGGGATGGTTCAAAACTAACATCCCGGGTGTACTCATCTATCACAAGGTCGCCAAAGTCTCCATTCAAGGGCTTTGTAGCGGTACCTCGATCAAAGATACGGATCGGTTTCAAATTAGCTTCATAATGTTCGCGATAGCCAATTGTATGACCAAGTACTTCAACGTACGGTTTAATACGCATCGCACCTAGCCAAGCACCGATCTCAAGCCACCAATCCACAACAAAACTAGCTCGGGTTAATTCCCAAGCGAGTTCCGGCAGGAATTCAGGGGTAAGTCCAAGTTCCTGAAACACACCGTTAGCTTCCGCTAATCGGTAGTGAATCGTAGCATAAAGATCCAACCTTGCTTCGGTTGAACGTTCATACTCTACTCTCAAGCCGCATTTCGTATCCATGGATAGATCTGTTAGAACAGTCTTATCACGTTGGGTCTCACAAAGGTGAGATTTCGAGCTGCGAATTTTTGAGGGGTCGAACTTTCCCTTCTTCTGTTCTGCTAAATCAATGATGTCTTGGATAGACCGACATAACGGCATGAATCCATAACGGAACTCAAGCCATGCATCAGCAGCAGCTTTCGCTGCTTTCCTCTTCGACAACCCCAACCACCGTTCGGTATGAAACCAATGGATGATCTTCTCAAGAAGACCAAGTCTACGGTAGTTCCGACTAAAGAGAAATTCTCTAGCGGATCCGAATGGGTTACGTAACATGCTAAGAGTCTCTTTTAATTCTCCGAGATTCTCAGCCATTCCGGCCTGGCTGCCATTTAGGTTTGATTGAGCGCGCAAATAAGCGCGATCAGCCAAATTACCAAAGTCAGCACGGCCAACCTTACTAGTAAAGATCTTAGCTAGTATAGGCGCAGAAAATTGACCAAGCACAGTCCATGTGGCCGGATAAGTATACTCCGGCGCTTCTAATGACCACGCTACTTCCGCACAATTGTACGTAGTACTGTGGACATAATATGGATTTATCCGATAAACACCAGGAACAAATTCTCCTGTGTCTATGGATTCCTTCTCACGTTTACCGATTAAAGAACCGGCAACTTGCCAAGTTTTATCGGTGACTATCCCGCCCTTACTGTTTGTACGAAAGTAAGTGTACGAATAGTCATACGAGAGATGTTGGTCTAACATTCTGTATGCTCCGTAAAATGAATTTGCGGATGGTTATGCC